ACCGAGAAGCGCGACGAGGCGATGAAGGCCGCGGCGAGCGAGGAGCGGCTCGGGCAGATCATGAAGGACCTCACCTCGACGCTTGAGGGTCTCCGTTCAGCGACGGAGAAGATGGCGTCAAAACAACCACAAGGAGCTGGCGGATGAACCGGTTCGTGTTCGGGCGGGGCTGGGTATTCCAGGCACCGGAGGGCGACGATGGGGGTGGCGTTGGTGCCGCCGGTGACGGAGCGGTTACAGGAGATGGCGGCGGCGATGGTGGCGGAGCACAGAAGGGTGGCGACGGCGGTGGCGAGGCTGACGGTGCAGCAGCTGATCCAGGCGGCAAGAAGGAGGAAGCCCCCAAGGACATGAAGGCGGCGATCGACGCCGGCCTGGGCTACAAGAAGGGCCCGGGCGGCGAGGCGCTCGACCCGCTGACCGGAAAGCCGAAGGAGGAGCCCGCGGCGAAGCCCGGCGCGAAGGCTGTCGGCGGCGAGGCGAAGGAGACCGAGACCCACCACGCGAACGGCACGGCGAAGAAGAACGAGAAGGGTGAGGCGCTCGACGACAAGGGACAGCCGGTCAAGGCGGTGGCGCCGAAGTTGAAAACCGCGGCGGAGCTCGACCTCAAGCCCGATGAGAAGAAGGCGCTGCACGCGAAGACGCAGGGACGGTTCGCCGAGGTGATCACGACCCTAAAGTCGCACGAGGGCACGATCGCCAAGCAGGGAGAGACGATCAAGACCCTGAGCGAAGCGCGCGACGCGATCCTCGGCGTGATGGAGGAGACGCACACCACGCAGGACCAGCTCGCGGCCTACCTCGAATTCAATTCGCTGCTGCAGTCGAACAACCCGAAGGACCTCGAGTCGGCGCTGCGGATGATCGAAGCGCAGCGCGTCGGCCTCTACAAGGCACTGGGGCGCGAGCCTGCCGGCGGCGGCATCGACCTGCTGGCCGACTTCCCAGACCTGAAGAAGCAGGTCGATGAGGAGGAGGTCCCGCGCGCCGCGGCGCTGGAGATCGCGCAGGGCCGGCGCGAGAAAGTCGCGCGCGATGCAGCCGCGCAGCGCGACCAGAATCAGCAGCGCTCGCAGCAGCAAACGGCCGAGCAGCGCAAGCAGGCCTCCGAGTCCGCGCTCACCGAAATCGAGAAGTGGACCGCCGGCCTGGCGAAGACCGACCTTGACTACAAAGCGAAAGAAGATAAATTGCTGGCCAAGGTGGACGGGGTGCTGAAGAAATACCCGCCGCACCTGTGGCTGTCGACCCTGCAGATGATGTACGAGGGGATCGAGATCCAGAAGGCGGCACCGGGGCCGGGCGGCAAGCAGAACCAGCCGCTGCGACCGAGCGGGGCCAAGCCCGGAGCGAAGCAGCCGGGCAGCATGCTCGAAGCCATCAATCAGGGCCTCGGGTACGCAGAAGCAGAGAAGGGCTGATCGCCGGGCTCGCCGCCGGCAGGCTGTAAGCGGGTTCGCCTCCGCGGACTGGGAAAGCGGTTCGTCACCGCCGAAGCGTCGCAAGGACGCAATTTTCCAACCGCATGGAGGCTTTGCAGTGTCGCGTCAGCTTCAACCGGTCAGAACCTGCACTCGCTGCGGATCTTCGACGAACGAGTTCTATCGCGCGTCGAAGGTCTCAGACGGGAAAACTTCGTGGTGCAAGCCGTGCTTTCTGGACCATCGGCGCGAGCAGTACGCCGCTGACCCGGAGCTCAAGGCCAAGCGCTACGCGCAGATCGCTGGCTGGGCCAAGGCCAATCCGCAGAAGGTTGTCGAGCGGGTGCGCAGGTATCAGGCGCGCCATCCAGACCGCTGCGAGCGCGTTCGTTCACGTCGCCACCTCACCGCGAGGCGGCCCGCTTGGGCGAACAAGTTCTTCATCGAGGAAATCTACGATCTAGCGCGCCTGCGCACCAAGGTGCTGGGCGAGCCGTGGGTCGTCGATCACGTCATCCCGCTGAAGCACCCGCTCGTGTGCGGCCTGCACGTCGAGACGAACATGCGTGTTGTGCCGAGGAGAGTGAACGCGGCAAAGGGCAACGCTTTCGCCATCTAGTTTCGAAAGGAAGGAACCCAAAATTCCATTCACCAGCCAAGAGATCACGGACGCCGGAAAGATCGGTTTGGATTTTTACCTTAAAAATGAGCCGGTCGACCAGCCAAGAGATCACGGACGCCGGAAAGATCGGTTTGGATTTTTACCTTAAAAATGAGCCGGTCGACCAAGTCGCGGTGGAACGCCCGCTGTACAAGTACCTCGCGGGCAAGAAAGTCAGCGCGCCGGGCGCGAAGCAGTACATCGTCGAGCAGCTCCGGTTCCGCTACCAGTCGAATTTCCAGTGGTTCAACGGCAGCCAGGTGGTGACCTACAACCGCCGGCAATCGATTGAGCAGGCGAACTACGCCTGGCGCTCGGCGCACGACGGCTTCAGCCTCGACGAGGACCGCCTGATCCAGAACGGCATCACCGTCGATGACGGCGGCCCGGGCGGGAACGCGAGCGACGCCGAACGGCTGCAGCTGACCAACCTGCTGAAGGAACAGACGGAGATCCTCAGGCTGGGCTTTCAGGAGAAGTTCAGCCAAGCGCAGCACCTCGACGGCACCCAGTCGGCCGACGCCATCACGGGCGTGGACGCGCTGGTCAGCCTGACGCCCACCACGGGCACGGTCGGCGGCATCGACCGCGCGGGCGCGACGAATGTCTACTGGCGCAACTACGCGCAGACCGGTCTGACGATCACCACCACGACCGGCAACATCCTAGACTACATGGAAATCGCGTGGCGAGCGTGCGTCCGCAACGGCGGCAAGCCGGATTTCATCGAGGCGGGCGACGACTTCATCGACGGCTTCCGCAACTTCATGTTCAAGAGCTTCGGGCGCTTGGACTACGAAGGGGTGAGCGAGCGCGTGATCGAGGGCGGCACCAAGATGCTGACCTTCCACGGGGTCAACATCATGTGGAACCCGGAGTTCGACGACCTCGACGCTGCGTACGCGCCGGCCACGCTGTGGTCCAAGCGCTGCTACATGCTCAACGGGCGGCACCTGAAGCTGCGTCCGATCGAGGGGCAGGACATGATCACCCGGAAGCCCCCGCGGGCGTACGACAAGTACGAGTACTACTGGGGTCTCACCTGGCGCGGCGCGATGACCATGAACCGGTCCAACGCGCACGCCGTGGTCTCGGTCGCCTAAGAGCATCCGGGGCTTCGTCAGCAGGAGCGGTAGAGGGAAAACAAGCCCCGGTGGCCACAAGCTGCCGGGGCTTTTTTGTAGCACCACCAACCACCTCAAGCGGAGGTATCTCGTGGCAAGGAAATCGAAAGTGAAGGCTGGCAGCAGGAAGCATTCCAAGAAACCGGCACGGCGCGCGGCGCCGGCCAAGAAGCCGGCGGCGCAACGGCAGGCGGCACCTCCGAAGGGCGATCCGGTGATCGAGCCTGGCAAGACTCTCGCCATCGTTACGCGCGGCTCCGAGCGCATCCCCGTGCAGCTCAAAGACGAGGCCCACCTCGCCAAGCTGCGCCAGGAGCACGGCGCGGACAGCATCGAGGTGCAATCGTGAGCCGGCGCGTGTTCGTCACCGTCAGCCGCGGGATGACCGACAAGACGGCGGTCTGCGTGTTCCCGTGGGAGATCGACATCCTCAGCCTGGTGCACGGCCAGGAGATCAAGGAGGTGTCGATCGAATCCATGTGCAGCATGGAGGGCGCGGTCAAGGTCGAAAAGCACAAGCTGAAGCACTCGAATGTGCAGCCGCCCGAGCTGCGGCACCAGCTGGAGATCATGGCCTACGTCGACCCCGAAGAGGATCCGGCCAACGACCCGGCCGCCGAGTACGGTCGCATGGTCGACAAGTACGGCATGGACAAGGAGCTGCCCATCCCCTGCGTCGCGCGGGTGTACGGCGAGTTCAGCTCCGGCGCCTTCGCCGCGAGGTTGAAGGATCACGCCAAGGACCGCATGCCGAAGCCGGCTGCGCTGAAGGCGGCCGACGAGGGCTTGGGCAAGGCGCCAGACCAGATGACGGTCGGCGAGCTCCGCAACGCGCTAAACGAGCGCAGCATTCCGTGGAAGGTCACCGAGGGCAAGGCCGCGCTGGCGACCAAGCTCGAGGCGAACCTCGCGCCGGCCTAAGCGATGGCACGCCAGTACAGGACGCTGGGTGAGCTGCGCGCGGAGATGCGCGCGATGCTGGGGGCAGCGAGCGCCGGTGCTTCTGCCGGCCCGAACGGCACCATCATCGACACGCATCTTCGCAACGCCCAAACGATCTTGTACTGGACCCACGACTGGGCGCACCTGCGCAAGTACGGGCTGAAGACCCTCGGCGTCGATCAGTACCTGCTCGACTATCCAGCCGAAGGCAACGGGGCGAATCCAGACCGGATCCGCTACGTGAGCGTGCTGCGCGGCGGCGTGTGGTCCGCGCCGTTGCCGAAGGGCATCACGCCGTCGATGTACACGTACCAGGACAACAAGAGCTGGCCGCAGCGCTGGGAGCCGTACGCACAGCTCGAGGTGTTCCCGAAGGCCGACCAGGTGTACTCGATGCGGATCTTCTACATCGAGAACCTCGGCCGCTTCACCGACGACGCCGACCGCGCGTCGCTGGATGACACGGCGATCAGCGCTATCGCGACGGGCACGCTCAAGGCGCACTACCGCCAGCCCGACGCCGCCGTGTTTCAGAAGATGTCGGACACGCTCGTCATGACGCTGAAATCGAAGAGCTGGGGGCAGGACATCTTCCGGCCGAACGACTGGATCGAATCCGAGCCGCTGGTGCGGCCGCAAACAGTATGAGAGGTGACCTATGTACGTCCTTATGAACGACACCGAGGGACTCGCGGTCGAGAACCGGCCGCTTACCGTTCTGGCATCCGCCGCGCGCATCGCGAGCACCGACAGCGGCGATCTCGTCAACCGATCCGCACGCGGCCTGCACCTCATCATCGACATGACGGTCGAGCCCGGAGTCGACACGGTGACCTTCACCATCGAGGGCAAGGACCCGCTCTCCGGCAAGTACTACACCATTCTCGCGAGCGCCGCGCTCACGGCGGTGGCGACGACGGTGCTCAAGGTTTATCCGGGTCTCACCGTGGCCGCGAACTTGGTGGCCAGCGACGCGCTCCCGAAGGACTGGCGCGTGCGTGCCACGCACTCCGGCGTGACCACCACGACCTATTCCGTCGGCGCGCAGCTGATTCAGTGATCCGTGCCGGTCATCACGTTCGACGACTTCGCAGGTGGCCTGGATGTACGGCCAGCGGCCGCGCTCGCGCGCTCCAACATTCTGCGAGTGCTGACGAACGCCTACGTCACGACCGGCAAGTCGATCCGCAAGCGCCCCTGCCTGAGCTTCGAAGCAACGCTCGAGGCTGGGACCGTCGGGCTGAAGGCCTTCGGCGGGAAGCTGAACACGTTCTACGGGGCCGCGGCGGCGATCACGCACGCGGATACGCGCTTCGTGGCGCGCAGGCTGCCGCATTGGACCACGGGGGCATCCCCCACCAAGATTCACTACTGCGACCAGTACAACGCATTGATGTACGCCTGCGCGGAGTACGCGGGC